TTAATAACGTTTCGTTTGAATTAGCATCTGGTAAAACTATGATATCAAATTGAATTGCTATGTTAACAATAAATGCATCTTTGATGTTAACTGCATCAGTTAACATTCTATAATATGAAATATATGTTTTAAGATTAGTTTTAGTTGCGTTGTTTAACTGAGTTAACTTTTTGTTATTATCATAACCCAATGTATATAAATTTAATGCTAATGGATTTGGAATCTCAGTTGATACTACATTCCCATCTACCTTTTTGTTTTCTATTTGATAATCTTGTAGTATGTATGCTTTTGCTACCGAACCGAATTGTGGTGGTAATGCGTAACATCTCATAATGTAATCTTCTCTACTTACAGTTCTATTTTGAGCTGCAAAGTATGCCATTGCATTGTTACGAATCTCATCATCCGTTTCTTTACTCCTACCACCAACTGCAGGAGTTGGATTTGTAACTGCTAATGAATTTTGTGAGAATCGTAAAGTATCTTGATTTAAATTTAATGTGTTATCATTCTCAAATATTCTACCAGTTATGTTAATTAAATCTTTAGCAGGTACATTATCTTTAATTCCATTACCAACGAAATATTCAACTGTTAAAGTTGTATTGGATGGTGCTACTCCGTATGTTTTTGTATATAGAAAGTTTGATGGGTCGATACCCTGGTCTAAAGATGCGTTAGCGGTGTATAGTGCTGAACCAACATTATCGGGATTAGGGATTATTTCTTCATCAGCGTTTGATGATATACCTGCTCCAAACTGAATTGTTAAATTACTTTCATCTTCAAATTTAGTAATGAATCTTTTAGGAACTCTATTTAATTGTAACAAATATGGAGTTTCACCTGCATGTTGTGAAAAATCTAATGTATTGTCTTGATTATTTTCAATTTGTTCAAATACAGTATCTTGTGCTAAGAATGGAACTTCAGTCCATATATCACCATCTTCATCTTTTATAGATTTTATTTTTATTATGCTTGAATCGGTTATCCGTATCTTATCATAAATTTTGGCCGTTCCGAATGTAAATGTTTGTGTCTTTACAGTACCACTTGTAGCCTTTACTTGTTTTTTAAGTAAATAGTATATTGGTTCATTTGTAGTCTCATTAATACTGTATACCGAAACTTCGGTTGTATTAAAAGATGATGAAAATTGAAAGTCAATATCAGTTGTTGTTCTAAATTCAACATCTTGAAATTCATCAGAACCAACACTCATATTTCTTGCAACCTTTAACCCATAATCGTAATCGGGTCTTACATTATCAGCTGTACCTTTAGATGGTACTAATTGAAACACATCTAATGTTACCGTTGATGGTACTATATTTTTAGGTTTATATCCATAAGTTGCAGCGAGATTAAATAGGTTTGCTTTCTCTTCTGCATTTATAAGTAAGGATTCTCTTAGTTGAGTATCTGTATAAAATGATAGAACATCACCAACATACGATGCCATCTCAATGAACATCATACCAGGAGATGATTCGTTAAAATCATTAAATGTATTTGGGAAATAGTTTTTAGAAAACTCAATTAAGTTTTTTCGTAATTGACCAAAATCCTTTCCAACTAAGGAAACATCTTTTCTTACTAAATCTGTTTTATTTGTCTTTGCCATTTATACCCTTATTCTATTGTAGTTGTACCAGCCGAGTCTACAAATATAATTATCTGTTGATTAGCCCCTTGTTCTGTAACTTTGAAATCTAATGATATGTTTACATAATTTCTATCAAAATCAGGGGTTACTGTAAGTTTATCAATTACTATATATGGTAACCAATATCCAATATCTTCACGCAGTTGTTCATCTAATGCGGTACTTAAATCCCCATCCATCTGTTCAAACATAAGAGAATACACCGATGAGCCAAATTCAGGTTGAAATAATCGTTCACCCTTTCTGGTTAATAATAAATTCTTTAAATTAGATATCGCCTGTTCTTCGGTTGAATAACTTAAAGAAAATAATCCTTTGTTCTTACCAAATGGTAATGTTATACCAACTGCTACATCTTTTTCAAAATCTAGTGGGTTGTAAAAGTTTTCTTTTCTTTGAGCCATTTGTTACTTTCCTTTTTTAGCGTTAATGGTTTTCATTAATTCTGAATAATCTTTAGTTAATGCTGCTCCTACTGCTGCAACTTGCTCATTGTTAGTATCAACCGGTCTTCCATCTATATCAGTAGTTGGTATCATATTCGATTGACCATCTCCATACCCAATTGCATCTGCCATACCGGCTCTATTAAATCCTTGTGCTTGGTTTGCTCCGAATTGACCATCCATATTTCTCCACTCACCATCATTGGCGGTTTCATTTAATATAGAATTTAAAGTTGGATTTTTTGTAAACTCTTGAGTTGGGTTAACCTTTGAGGTATTCGCTCTAGATTCTTCCAATACATCAGAAATATCTAATGGGTCTTTTTGTTTAGGTTTGCGTACTTCTTTGATAATTGGTTTAGAACTTTTTCTAACCTCTTTTAAAATCGGTTTAAGTTCTTCTTTAACTACCTTTCGTACAATCAATTCTAATAGTGTTGCTAAGTCTTTTGCTTTCATTGTGTTTCTATTTGTATATAAATATTAAAGTCTTTTGTTTTATGATACCCCAACCCAAGGAAAAGGTGGGCCTGGTATTGGTGATGGTACTGATGGGATTAATCCATTATATAATCCGTTTACAGTTAGTAGATGTGTTGTGAATGCTGATATCAATTTACCACATATAATATTACCCATCGGTGTTGGTGCTGGTGGATTGTTAAATGCGTTCCATAATCCTACATCTAATGGGGATGGAGTTCCACCTGTTAGAACTGTAACACCTGATGTTGGTGATATATATCCTGGTGGTGGTGGCATTGGTGTCCATGTAACACTTGCCCAATATTTTACAATCTCAGTTGCCCATTTTAAAAACATAGGTGGAGTTGGTGGTCCTTCGGAATCTTTTATCTGATTGAAGGTATCCAATATAGCATCTTCAATTGGTTTAGTTGGTGGTGCTGATATGATTGCTGAGCCTGGAATCAATGTAATCATTCCACTAGCAACCGATATCCCATATGAATCTGCTATAATCTTAGCAGTATCTGCTTCTGTCTTTTCTATTGGTGCATCTAAGTAAGGTGCAACCGTTGATTGGAATGATGGGAATAATACAGGCATTTATTGAGCCATTAATTTTAAATCGGTTAATAATTTCTGAACATCTGCTACGTTTGTAGCAGGGCCTGTTGGACCTACACCTGTTGCAAATGTTGCAGTCCCAGCGGTTAAATCCGCTAGCTGTTGAATTAATGATTCTAATAGTGTAAACATCTTGTCCATATCCATTGCCCATGCGGGTGTTGCTATATTTACGGATTTAGCCCCACTAAGTATAATGTAATCAGATTTTGAATTAAGAATAATTCTATCTGAATTAACTATTGTAGATGGTTTATCAAAATTAGATTGTGGTGTTAACCCAGTTCCTATATTTTTTTGAGATGTTGTTAGTTTAACTTTTTGAGATGAGGTTAACCATATAGATGATAAATCTTCATCCACATTTTCTATAATAAATTTATTATAAGAACCAGCTGATTTTCTTCCATTTGATAATATCGTTATTGGGTCTTCGGGTGTTGATGAATTCCAAGATGGGTCTTCTGTTGTATCAGCTCCCTCAGGAGAGTACCCAAATCTAAGAGAGTGTCCAAACCTACCTTCTATAAGTAAATCACCTAAGAATGGTTGTAATGAACCTACATCATCTCGTTCAACAAACCCATCACCTAAATCTACTGAAGAATCACCACCCTCTGTATTTGGATTACCTGCAGATGTTGAACTGTAATCACCACCCTGTGTAGTTATTGGAACTCCGGCAACCGATGGTAATGCGTTATGATGAATATTTTGTTGAATTGATATTACATCAATATAATATAATCTAGATACCGTTTTTGTACTAGAACCTTCTGCTAATGTTGCTGGTACAATGATAACGGATTCACCAATTATAGGAACTCTTTTAATATTAGTATTAAGTGCGTAAGCTATAGCTAC